GAGATAATAATTTCATCGCTCATCCTTGCCACCCTGGAGCGTATGGGTCATTGTTCTGGTTTGTAATTTGCTCGTCAACGATTACAGCGCCCTTTAGGTAGGTCTGTTCATACGTTGGGTCAATGTAGTACACAGTAGCTGCGTCAATCGTTGAAAGAGTTACTCCAGTATCTGGATCTGTAATAGAGTAGCCATCTGTATCAGTTGGCGTAGTTGTCGTGGAATTCTCTACATAGAAACTAGTTGCATCGAACACAGTGGCAATAAAGGTACCGTTGTAACCATTGTTAACAGTCTTATTTGCGCCGGTACCTACAGCTACGTTTGTAATAGTAACCTGTGATCCTGTAGTAAACCCGTGAGCAGATGCTGTGGTGTAAGTTACAAAGCCAGTTTTAGCTACAGTACCCTTATATCCAGGCTTAACAGCCGTAGCTGGAGTTGCATTAAGAGTTCTAATAGCCTTTTTGGTCATCTGGATATCCCAACGTCCACGGCTAGGAAGATCTGACGTTTGATCACTAGTAAGCGACAACTTAGCTTTACCGTTTGCAACATCCGTAATATTTACATTAAACGTTGCTAGCACTATATTTGCGCCCGAGTATGAACGAATCTGAGATAACAAGCTGTAATCTGTAAGAGAGAACGGGAAGTCAATAGTAACTTCAAAGGAATCCCCACGGTACAAGTTAATATCATAAGTTTGAACACTGCTTGTAGTCTGGTCCATGTACGTAGGTAGTGGAATATGTACACGCTGTGGATAGCCGTGATCGTCCAATTCTTGAGGACGATAGATAGGTACGTAACGGTTTGTACGCTGAGAGATCTTACGAACCGTGACAACTTCAATTCTGTGCAGACCCACACCCAACAATGTACATAGTTCACGGTACTGCTCTTTACGGTACTGAATCATCTCCATAAGCTGGCGGTAACGCTCAGAACGAGGGATACTTACGCCGTCTGGGGCCTGGATATCAATGTCATACGCAGCATCTGTCGCCAACGTAAACAAAGCCATAGTAGCTGCTAGCAAAACAATTGGGTATTCTTCAACCATTGGAAGATTACCTAGAGAGATCTTAGAGCCGTAGGCATTGGATTCCGTACCAGCGTGCTGTGCAAAAGCAATGTTGATGTAGTTCTGAATCTCAGCGTCAGTAAAGTATCTGTAGTAGGTTCCAGCTACGGTAATTACCGTATTAAGCGTAGGGGCCGTAGCAAGCGTCAGGAGGCCTGTGTGCTCCTCAATGGTACTCGTACTAGAGATATCCGTAGAACCGCTCTTAACGGTCATCTGAGCGCTGTCTACAGGGTATGTATCGGTAGTACCAGAAATGACCTTAAGATCGGTACCATTTATTGGGTAATGAGATAAGTTAAAAGTCTTCGTCACCCCATCACCTATAAAGGTCTCAATAAACGTCTTACCAACGTCAGTGATTTCACTTCTTAGGCGATTAGATAGGTCTGCAACAGTTGCCACGAATGTATCCTTTGCTAGCGACTACTAAATCCATTATCTATAAAATGCCCTAATTAATCTGTATAAAAAAGCTCGCACCTACGGGAGGGCGGTCGTAGGTGCGAGCGGTCTAACAAAGCCGACTAGAGGCGGTCGTACAAGTAGCCCTTTTCTTTCAAATGGTCTGCTACGTGCTTCTGGACCTTATACTTCTGTCCGGCCTTAAAACTGTAATGATTTCCGGCACCAATGGTAACCATATCCAAATCTTCTGCTACACGAATTACTGTAGTATCGTCAGCAAGGTCTACGCCTACGCTTTCTACTTCGTCAATAACGGTAGGCTGATCCGGCTTAACAGACACGTCAATTGTCTCTGTTTCCATGCGGGTTGCTTCAACGGCGTTTACCATTGAAAGTTCTTCGGCACGACGAGCTTGCTCGGTTGCCTGATCTTTGATCATCTGCTCGCGCTGACGACCTGTAACGTCTGTTACCTTAGCTTTTGTAGCCATTATATTCTCCTGATTAGTATCTCGGTATGTTTTGTTTAGTCTTGCGGGGTATTACCTGTGCTTTTTTTGATTTGCATGATAGCCAATAAATTCAGCGTCTGCATGGGACCTGTACCTAGAACCGGAAGGGCTTTCCGACCAAATTTTAGGACTAGTTCCTAAGAGTTCATGACCTCTATTTACATCTTTTCTAACATCATCTTCAGTACGTTCTGGGGCAGCTTGCCCTGGAAAAGCACTTCCTATACGTCCTTTTTGAGGATCTTGATTGTTAATTGGATGGGCCCGTAGGTATGCACCGAAAGAATCATCTGATGTAAAGTCAAAGTTCATAGTAGTTTCCTTTTAAGAATGAGAGGGGGAGGCCTTCAAACGCACTCCCCCTCTCAAAGGGGTTTTACTTAGTTGGTTTCTGCGATAACTACAGACTGATCGGTGATCAGGCCTAGACCGTAGATTGAGTACCAAGCAAGTGCGTGCTCACGACCGAAGTCAAGGATACCACCATCGCGCAGTTCAACTGGCAATGAGATAGCGTGACCGAAGGCGTTGTCACCAATGAAGATAGCTGAGTAGCGATCTGCTGAGCCGTTACCAGTCTTAGTTGCTGGTGTGGTGTAGCCACCACCGGTTGGGTAAACAACGTTAGCTACTGCTGAATCAGTGGTGTAGTTAGCGCCTGCACCGCCGGCAACCTTTTCAATCTGAGTGGTTTCGATGAATACGGTGTCGTATAGACGGCCGATTTCACCAAGCATGAAGTTACCTGGAGCGGCGTACTTCGTTACTTCAATGAACTCAGGATTGTCGCGGAGCTTGCGGCTCTGGTGTGGATGTACGAATGCAACGTAGGTTTCGCCCAGTCTTGGGATATTCTTGGTTGCAAGTGTCTCAACAGCATCCTTGACCACGTGAGGGGTAAGGTGATGACCACCGGTAAGGCCTGCACGCGTAGTAGCTACGTTACCTGCCTGGTACCAGTTGTTGATGTTGTTATCGGTACGATCGACGCCAGCTGGAGTCTTGAGGATGTCTTCACCGTAGATCTTTGAAGAACCCTGCATAAGGGTGTCGCGAGCCTGACCATCAAGGTACAGAGCCATGTTACGACCAAGAAGACGTGAAGCAGAAGCCATAACGTCATCGAATGATGCATTCAGAAGAAGTTCTGAAACTGCGATTGCGTAGCCATGCTCAGCAACAGTGATTGAGAACTGCTGTGCTGTCAAAGCTGCTGTTGACATACGTACACCTTCAACAAGGGCTGAAGCAGCACCAAGGTTGTTGTAACGCATGAAGTTGATCTGGAGACCAGGGGCAACGCCTAGTTCAGTCTTCTTAACCGCAAACTGCTCGAAACGCAGGATTGGCATAGACTGGAAAAGGATTTCCTTGGACCAGATAGTCTGGATGGACTGCGTAAGCTGCGAGTTTGCACCCGAGTACGCGGTTGGTGATGCGGCGAGATTGCCGGATCCGGTAATGGCTGCTGCCATGTCGTTTGCTCCTTAAAGAGTGTGGATGGGGTTATGGGTAAATTACCCGAAGAGACCTTGGCCGCGATCTGAAGCTGCTTTTCCAAGAAGCTTCCCACGGTTTTTTGCGTAGTCACTCACCGACATGGAGGCAATTTGCTCTGCCGTGAACGATTTTTGGTCCGAATTGGTGTCCATAGGTCCTGACGGAGGTGATGTTACTCGACTTCCAGTCATTTCACGACGTGCAGACGACATTGCCTGCTGCGCCGAATCAAGGATACGCGATGAACGTTCCTTGAGCCCTGCGATGCTCTCCTCAATTTCATCAGGTGTGTTACCTGTAATCAAGTCAATCAGCTCAGGAATAATACTTTCGCGTTCTTGTTCAAGACGCGCATTGCGGTAGTTCTGAAGTTCACTAAAATTACGCTCAGCATCTAGAAGTGCGAAAGCCTTTTCACGTTCTTCACGCTCAGCTTCTAGCTGTGTAGCCCATTCTTGTTCCTTCTTAGTTAGAAGTTCACGAACATCCATTTCTTCTTCAGCCCGGCGCTTAGCCTCGGCTTCAGCTTCTGCCCGCAAGCGTGCCTCTTCTTCAAGACGAGACTCGCGCTCCTGGCGCAAAGAAGA